TCATCACTTCTACGAGCATCATTTGATTTCAGAATACTACGTTCCTTATCTTGCATTTGCTCTTTACTTCCATAAAATAGAACTGAACGTATCCATTCATGTCCCATATTATCAAAATCGCTCATCATCTGAGGATTTTTGGATGTATGTTTGTATTTATCATTTATATCACCTACGTGATAACCACCATATTTCATGTTGGTTGTAATGTTCTCCCACTCATAGTAGAAGGCTGCATATCCACTAGCTGGTACTGGTGTGATACGACTTTCTTTAACATTCGCCATTTTGCTTATATTATTTAATGTAAGTGTTAAGGATGCTTACTTCCCCTTTAATTAATACTAATATACAACAATTTATTGTATTCACCAAACTTTTTTGCACTATTTTTAGAAAGTTATTAACAATTACCAAAAATTGATATCATTACTTTCTTCCGGCGCATATGTTGTATGGTGTATAATATCTGTATTATAATCAGATGCCGTTTTAGGATAAGGTTTAGTTGGATGTTTTAATCTTTTATGTAAATCCTTCCGTTCCTTTTTGTTATTGGTTATGATTTGGATGTATCTATGTTTAGGTGGTTCTTCTCTTCTCCAAAACTCAGTATGCCCTTCTTTACCAATCTCTCTACGAAGATGTTCTAAGTTACCACTACCCCAAAGGTTATAAACACTTCTACTATGAATCCACCCATACGGGTCTTTAGATAGTGATATACCCCAATTAGGCATAAGCGCTATATCAGTTGATAACCCCTGATATACCCAATTGGTTGCTTTATAGATACCACCAACGTGTCCTTGTCCGTTATCAGCGTATGATAATAGAACTTTAATATTTTTATCGTTATCTCTAATCCATTGGAATGTTTTACCCAATGCACAGCTTTCTAAATTAGAACCATACCCATCATCTAAATATAAACGAGTTAATTCTAATATATTATCTTTTGTTAATCCATCACATACTGATGTGGGTGCTTTTGCTCCGACTGGAAATCCGTAGATTGCTACACCAATTAATTTCTGAGTATTACCAAACACATCATTTTCTTCAGTATTGTAATATACACCCAATGCGTATCGACAAGATGTCCATGCGTGAGTATAATGTTTCTTAACGATTATATCTTTTGCTATTGATTTAGCTATTGGTGCTACACTAACTTTAGTGGAATCACAATAATGTTTACCTTCTTCTTTCAATGGGTTCTAATTTTCTAATTTCTAATACTATTTCGTTTTCACTTTTTGGATATTCTAAGATAGGGTGTTTTAAACTTTTCAGTAGCTTCCTTCTTTCACCACCTTTCGAAAGAATGTAAACGTATCTATGTTTACGGGGTTCTTTACGAATCCAAAATGGCTTATCAATCTGTTCTTGTATCTTAGTAGGATTGTTAGTTCCATAATATGGAAATATCGTTCTACCATGCTGCCACTCACCATCTTCACTAAACTTAAAACTCCAACTATCGTTATATCGTAATGAATCACCTTGATACAACCAATTGGTTGCTTGGTAGATAGTTCCATTATGCCCCTCTTTTGGGTCTGAATATGATATTAATCCTTTTATTTGTGGTACGTTCTCTCTTAACCATTGAAAGGTTTTTCCTAAGAACCAACTCTCTATGTTAGAACCATAATCATCAAACACAAATACCCTTACCAATTCTAAAACCTCAGTTCTATCTAATAGAGGTGTGATTGATTGTCCACTTAATCTACCAATTGGGTCACCATAACATGCAACACCTATTAACTTATCTGATGAATTGAAGAATTGGTGTGAATCATCTTCTACATATAAACCTATAGCGTAAGATACCTTAGTCCATAGATGTGAATAATGATTTTTTACAATTATATCTTTAGCTACGGATTTGGAAATCTTCCTTACTGTTAGTTTTGATACATCACAATAATTCTTTCCCTCTTCTTTCATTACTGATATTTATCAAATTCTCCAACTAAAAGATGTACCCAAGTTTCGTTCCTAACAATCCTACGGATGTTAGCAGGAGATACACCATTGTTTTGAGCTAATACTCTAACATTGCGATGTCCCACTTTCCATAGGTTTCGGATACTCTTAACTTGAATTTCTGTTAATTTATGTGCTGGGTGTGATTCCCCTCTTAATGCCATGCGTTTACGTTTTCGTAACTTATTACTAATATACAACTTTTTTTTCAATTATCCAAATGTTTTGGGTTATTTTAATGCGTTAATGTAGTTTTGTGTTGGTTGTACTCCAATAAATCGTTTAACTTCCGTAACCCCATCTACTAATATTACAGTTGGGATATTCCTAACTCCATATTTTTGTGCTGTTTCATAATCTGAATCTACATCAATTTTTTGAACTGATACTTTTGATGATACCTCATCCATAATAGGCCCTAATGTTTTACATGGGCCACACCATTCTGCTGAAAAATATAAATATTTCATTTGTTCTTCCTTCTTTTAATTAAACAATTTATCCATCACAACTTATACAATCAGGATCCATCGCTTGTTGTGCGATATCACCTCTTAGTACTGATTCTGTTCTCGTATAGTACAAAGTTTTTACACCTTGCTTCCAAGCTTCGAAGTGTACTGTATTCATCCACTTTGGAGTTGCCTCTGAAGGGAATGCTAAATTCAACGATACTGATTGGTCGATGTATTGTTGTCTAACACCAGCTTGTCTAACTAACTCTAATTGGTTAATCTCTTTGAATGTTTTAAATACATCTTTTACCTTATCACACTTAGTAGTATCAATATCACTATCTAATTGTGTTAGTTTACCATCACAAAATACCCAACTATCTAATTCGTTGATATCCTGTATAGAACCACCATCGGATAAAATCTTATCCCAAGTTGCTTTAGTGTTGATACCTACTTTTCTAAGTACTCTTTCTAATTCTCTGTTTTTTCTAATGAACGTACCTTTTGAAGTTTGTTCAGTAAATACGTTTGCTGCCCAAGGTTCAATACCTGGTGATACGTTACCTGCTAACTTTGAATTGGATACTGTTGGAGCTACTGCTCTTAGGTGTGTGTTTCTCATTCCACTATCTCTACACCATAATGGTTCACCCATTTCAGTTGCCATATCTCTACTTGCTCTTTCAGATTCAATTTTCATTTGAGAGAATATCTTTCTCGTTTCAAACTGAGCTGGAAGTGAATCAAATGGAATACCTTTTTGTTGTAAGTAGGTGTGCCATCCTAATACACCCAATCCTAATGCTCTACCTTTTTCTGCAGAACGTACTGAGTTTTCAAACCCTCTCATATTCTTAGCTCTTTGTAAGAACTCTGATAGAATACCATCTAAGAACCAAGTTGCTGTATATATTAAATCGGTGTGTTTCCACTCATCGTATTTTGATAGGTTCAATGAACTTAAACAACATACGAATGAATGATTCTCATCTGTATGTAATGTAATCTCAGAACATATGTTTGTCATATGAACTTTCAATCCATTGTTTTTGTACATATCAGGATTCTGTTTGTTAACATTACCTTTATACATTACATATGGTTCGCCTGTTGATTTTCTCTTTTGAAGTACCTTACCCCATTTTCTTCTAGCTTCTGAATCACCATCTTCTAATCTTCTCATAAACTTATCACCAACAACTACACATTGGTGTAGATTTAATGCTTGTCGGTTTACATCTCCTTTAGGTTCTCTGATTTCAATCCATTCATCAAAATCTTCATGTTCGATGTTTAGGTTAACAGATGCTGCCCCTCTTCTTACCGAACCTTGATTGGTTGCAAGAATTGTTGAATCGTATATTTTACAGAATGGTACAACACCATCGGATGTTCCGTTTTGTGTAATATTTGCACCAGCTGGTCTAATCATATTAATACCAACCCCTACTCCACCACCATGTTTAGCGAGTAACATCATTTCTAAGTTCTTAGTACCGATATCCTGAATTGAATCAGCAACATCGATTCCAAAACAACTGATTGGTAATCCTCTATCTGTACCTGTGTTTGATAGTACAGGAGTTGCGAGATTTAACCAACCCTTCCAAATGTAATCAAAGAACTTTGTTGCCATTTGAGGTTTATCTAACCTTCGTGCAGCAGTTGTTGCTACTCTCCAATAAGCATCCTTTGGTTTTTCACCAGTTAGTAAGTATCCTTTAGAAATAGTTTTAACGTAAATTTCTGTGTTTGCCCAAGATGGAAAATCTACGTCTATTTCCCAATCAAATTCAGCTCCGTAATTTTTCATTCTTTTATAAACACTCCATTCTCTGTTTTACCTTTTCTATCTTTAATTTCATTCCATGCAGCTTCTAAACACTCTGCTGGGTGTAACCCTAGTTGCATTGATAGGATAATCAATGTTACGAAGGAATCGCCAATTCCATCAATTAGTTCCGGCCTATCATCTTTTAGGAGAGCTCCAGCAGTTTCACCTACTTCTTCTACAACCTTTAACATCTGTTTTGGGGCGTTTTCACCTTTTAGGATGTTTTTATCATCCGCCCATCCGATTACGTTTGTAATCAATTCATCAAAATTCTTCATAACTTCTTTTTTTATTATTATTTTACCAAATATCGTTGAAATCTTCGCCTTCATTTGCCTTACTATAATCAGTAGGTCTAACTGCGAAGAAATCTGTATGGGTAGTACCACCTGTTAAATGATAGAACCAATCTAAATTAGATGCTTTCTTTTCATTAAATTCAAATGTTTGCTCGTAACCCAATTCTTTTAATTTCTCATTACCCCTCTTAGAGATAAATTCTTTTAAATCAGATGATTTTAAGTTTTCTAAATCACCTTGTTCGAATATCATATCAATGAACTTATGTTCCATTTCTATCATATATTTTGCGGCCTGTTGAATATCATCTTTAACTTCATTATGAAGTTCTGGGTACTCATTACACATTTCTCTGAATAATTCACATCCCATTTTAGAGTGAAGTGATTCATCTCTTACACTCCATTTCATTTGCTGTCCTATTCCTTTTAAAAGATTTCTCATTTGAAAACTATATAAAACTGCGAATGAACTATAAAGAGATACACCTTCAGCAAATGCAGAGAATATTGCAAGAC